AAAGTTGCTGCACCATCAATTGTCTCCGAACCATATGCATCTACAACAATGTTAAAATCTGCTGCACTTCCTTCTGTGTCTTTGACGATAAGCACAAATCCAGTTCTAACGGTTGCAGCAGGGGGAAGATTGATTGTAACAGAAGCCTCGGCAGTGGTTGTTTTAACACCAATCACACGATCATTTGCATTGGCCGTTGTGCTTTCTGTAATTTCTCTAAAATTAAAGTTCATGTTTTCAACCTCAAATAAAAAATCTTTTGGGTTTTCTCTTTCTGAAACAATATAAGCATTGTTTCTTTGGTGCAACCCTGCTGCTCCAAATGGCCCAATCGAAAAAGGAACTTGATCGATCGTCTTATCTCTTTGGCTGGAAAGTTCTGCCAAAGTTTGAATAACAAAAGAAGAATCAGTATACCTTCTAGCCATTTTGATTTATCCAATTCCCGCAGAGCCAGACCAGTTTGAACCAGACGGGCTAATGTTTGTAACTCTTTCAACAGGAATTGAAGTTAAAGCAGCATAAACAGAGAAGTCAGCAGTATGTGAGCCGTCTGACATAAGGTGGATTTCTGTGCATTTAATGTCAAGCTCCAAATAGCCGTTCCCATCTTTCTCTGCGTGGACCACAAAGTAATTTGAAACTTCATCACGAACACCTCTAGCAGACATTGCAAGGCGCATATCTTCGTTTGCTGTTTGCTCATTGTTTGTCAATACGATCTTTTTCGTGACAAAGGGAAAGGTAATCTTCAAGGGTGTTACTGCGGAACCAGAAGCTGGAGCAGTTGAAGATGTTAAAAAAGGCTTCCCTGAGACCTGATAACTTCCAACATTGTGAAGTCCAACGTCATAATATTTCCAACTCATTTTGATTTATTCCTTTTTCTTGTTTTGAACTTTTCCAACTGCTTTGCAGCTTTCCGAGCGTCTCTTTCTCTTTGTCTTTGCGCTCTTTCGCGCTTTCTTCGCTTTCTTACAGAAGGTTTAAGATATTCTTTTCTTTCCCTTGCTTCTTCAACGATCCTTTCTTTCTTGCATTTCTTGATGAATCGCCTAACAAGGTTTTCTTCTGTTTCATTTTTTCTCTTAAAGATTTTTACGTTTGTAGCCATTTTATTCCCTTAAATTAGTTTTGACCAGTTTCCCATTCCCGGAAGCGCTGTGATATCCACACCCGCATCATTTGGATCTTGGTTGGCCAAGGGGGAACGGCTGCTTTCTTGAGCAGTCATTGGCTTTGTGTTTTCAAAAACATTCACACCATTGAACCTTTGACTTCCAATAGAGTCCAAAAGCTTTTTTCTTGCTTCTTGATTTTTTCTATTTTGCTGTTCCATTCTAATCTTTTGAGATTGGTTGGTTTTCTTTTCTTCAACAATAACTTGTGCTTTTGCCAACCCGATTGCTGTCTCTTGGATAATGGAAGCTAAAAGACCATCTTTTGTCAAAGACTCTTCAATAACTTCTTTAACAATAGGTCTAATAATGTTTTTTAATTTTTCAAGGTTGATTTTCATTTTATCCCTTTAAAATGTCATCTAAAAGTGAATTGATTTTTACATTTTTGTTTTCATGAAGCCTTTGCTTTTCTTCTTGGAAAAGGAAAGCACCAGAAGTAGAAGGTTCTTGTACAATGTCAAAGCAGATAAGCTGGAAGTCATCTTCTACTAATGTTCTACCGGCAGACTCAACAACAGAGCCCAATCCACGCGATGAGATCCCAATCTTAACACCTCCTTCAACCAAAGCGCGAAGAGTTTGACCAGAAGGTGTATTCAATACTTGCAATTTTCCATAAACATTATCACCATCCCACCAGCAGTCAGTAACTTTGTGGGAAACATTACGAAGGTTCACAACAGAAGAGTCTGGATGATCCAGTTCTCCAACTGCTCTTCCTTCTTCGATCAGCTTACGATAAGTGCTCATTTCTCTTTGTAAGATAGGTCGGGGATAAACTCTACCATTACCATTCAAATGCTCCGCTCTTTGGATCACTCCAGAAAGAAAAAGAGCACCGTTCTCCCTAACCATTCTTTTTTCCGATTCCGTTAATATATCTTCGCAAACCCCATTGGGGCATAATTCATAAAACTCTGTTAACAACTTCTTTGACATTATACAAGTCCTTTTACTTTTGAAAGCCGCCGCGAGCGGCGCGAGCTACTTACCTTTACAGCAGCGGCGAACTGGTTGCAATTTCCATTTTTCGATCCACATAGTTAGCTCCTTTCTACTCTTATTCCAGAGTCTCCAAAAAGATTGCACAAAACATATGCCGTGCCTGAATTCAAACAACCCAAACAAAAGCAATTTGTTATTGTGACATCAAAATTAAATAGTGATACAAAGGGATTTATTGTACACAAAAAAACCCCAACCCAAAAGCCGACACACATCGGACAATGAAAAAAATGATGCTTTGGACGAATGTTGTCAAAAATAAAACCATAAACCAAAATTTGTGTCATTCCAAAACCAACTAACAAAAAATAAAATAAATCCATCAATTATCCTTCTCAATACCTTCATAGACATAGGGCCTGTATCCGTAGCCATATCCATAATACTTATTAGGAGGAACTGAACCTTGCCTTTCTTTGTGTGGAACTTCACCAAGCTCTGTAGATTCTTCCGGTGTTGGATTGGTTAAATCTTCTTCATATTGATCTTCGAAGTTTTCAATAAAATTAATATACTTTTCGTTTTCTTTCAAATATTTGTGGATTAGAAAAATAACAACATCGAAAGAGTTTAAACTATCATCTTTTGGTTCTAACAATTTTGCACCCAAAGAGTTTGGAACATAACCTGCTTTGATAGAAGTATAGTCTGCTGCACCTTTTTTGCAAATATAATCCAAGAACTCATCCTGAATAGGGTATGCATCCGAGCCATGTTCTTGTTTTGCAACAGTGACAATCTTTTTGTTTTTAACATCTAGATGAATATCAAATTCAGGGTGACTATTGAACATTAGATCGCCACTTAAGGTTTTGACGCATTCAATCTCAATCTCTTTGTGATAACCCGGAGGTTGAATTTTAATCTTAAACATTCTTGAATTCTCTTATAAGTTGCTGGATTTTAAGAATTTTAAGGACCATCTTGTCGTCAATCTGTTCTGCTTCTTTGAGAGTTTGTTTTACTTTAGAAATCTTTTCTTTAACTTGTGGATTGATTTCTTTTACCTCCATCAAACGGAGATCGGTTTCAATCTTTTCCATCTCTTGTTCCAAGAAAAGAACAACTTCAGAATTGGAGCCATCTAGGGAGAAAAGGTACCTTTTGATCAGATCTTTCTGCTCTTCGAAAAGATCTTCTCCGTACTTCTCATTGAACTTTTTCATAAAAACATCAAAAACAAGGTTGTCTGTGACAACTTCTTTCTTTTCTTGAACTGGCTTCAACATTGTTTTGACAATTTCGTTCTCAAGAATAACTCTGTTTTTAACAGAAGTGTCTCTGTTGAAGATCTGTGAGATAGAAGCGATTGTTTTGTAATTGGGCAGAAAGTAATTGAAAATACCAGAACCCAACTCTTTGTTCATAAAGTTGATCAATCTTGTCTGCTCGTTGAAAAGTTCTTTTTCATCAATCTTGTAGTTTTTGTCTTTTGCTTCATGAAGAAGACGATGAGCATTATCCAAAGAACAATTAGTGGTATTATAAAGGGTCTTGTAAGTATCCAACTGCCTATTCAGATTGGTTCCTTTTTTGAAAAACTCCTTAAGACAATCTTTAATCTTCGCGGTCTTTTCTTTATCTTTGTTTAATACCGAGATTGTCATTTCTCTTACTAAACACTCATAAAGAAAAGCAGTGTTTCTTTTCTTATTATGTTTGAGCTTTTTAGTTTTCATCTTTCTTCTCCAGTTCTTTCAAGAGTCTGTCCACTTCTCTTGTATTGTTTATAACATCTGAATAATTAGATCCTTTTTCCTCATACATTCCCTTAGAAGATCTTAAAAATGAATTAAAGTCTGGGAAAACATTTTCTTTGGAACGGCTAGCGGAACGATCTGAATACTTTGCTTTGTAGCTTTTCTTCTTTGGGGCTAATGATTTTCTTTTGTCATGACCAACTGGTTTATACCATTTTCCTTTTGATTTGGAGGTTGTTGTCATTCCATCTTTTTCATATTTGTACTCTTCATCATCTCTTTTACCCGGAGTGGCTAGCAGCATAGGCTCTTCCCCTCCACTACCAGTGTCCCCACCGGTATCACCGCCTAAGTCTAGATCCGTGTCCCCACCGGTATCACCGCCTAAGTCTAGATCGCCAGCTAAATCACCAGCATCTGTTCCGGTAGCATCTCCGGCTAGGTCGTCTCCACCACCTCCAATTCCACCTCTTTCGTTCTCTGCAACTTCTGCGACTTTTTCCAACTCTGCGATAAACACGCGATCGTAGAATTGCTCTCTTTCGTTTCTTAACTGATCTGCTTCGGAAAGATTGAAGATGTTCTCACCAATCCAACGACGAGAGAAGTAAGTTTCAGTTGCAGACGCAGCAATATCAAACTTGGTTCGCCAGTATTCCAACTCCTGAAGCTCTGCAATTCTAGACGGGTTGCTCAAACGCAGCTTGAAAGAAACAAGATCTTTGTTTTTGTAACCCAAAGTGTGAAGATGGATGATCCCAATCTTTTCCAATTCGGAAATCACCGATCTTTGCAGCCTTTGGATAGTTCTTGCAAAGCGAATGTCCTTTTGTGCTAGAGCACCTTTTTCAACTTCTCCGCCAGCTTCTCCACCTGCAAGGTAGGACTCTGGAACTTTGAGTGCTGCAAATAATTTAGCACGAAGATACTTTACATCATCAATATCACCAGTGAACTGCCCACCTGCCAAAGAAGAAATATCAGAGCCAACTCCATTTCGAACAGGAAGGAAGTAATCTTCTTCAACTGAAAGAGGGTTGTAGCGAAGATCAACACGGCCAGTATCAGGATCGATAACCTGATTTCTTTTCATCTGGGTCATAACCCTTTGGACATACTGTTCCACTTCCTGCGGAGGAATGTTGCCAACTTCAATCTTAAAAATCCTTCTTTCCGGAGAGCGAACAATGCGATAAGCCATCATTGCGTCCTCGATAAGAGTTAATTGCCGCCAAATCCTTCTTGCCGGCTCTAGAACAGAAGTTCCATAAGGAGAATACTTGTCATTCCCCAAGATACGGAAATGAGCGACTTGCCAGTTCTCAAAAGTTAGACCACCAGAGTTCCACTGATATTGGATATAGTTTGGATTTGTTTTGTCCAAACCTTCCATTCTTTCAAGCTCGTGGGTCGGAAGACCAATGGCATTTGTAATTCCTTTTCCTTCTTCAATATCCAAGTAAAGAAAGAAATCTCCAAACTTACACATTGAGCGACACCATCCAAAAAGGTTGAACTCAACGTTAAGGATGTCCATGTAAAGCTCTTCAAGAATGTGCTTGATCTCTTGGTTTCTGGTGTCAATTGTCAAAAGATTGTTGATGAAAGTGGAGGTTGTCATTTCATCTGCATAAATATCAATTGCTGATGCGATCTCTGGCATATACTCCATCTGCTCGAAGTCTGCGTATCTTTCTGCTCGCCCTTGAGACGCAACATAATTATAGGTTGTATTGGCAAATGGATCATGAATAGATTTTTTGAATTGCTTACCAGAAGCAGACGTGAAGTTATACTTGTCCATCTGTCTTCTTCGCTCTTTTCTGTATGTTTGAGAGCGATAGTTAACAATCGGACCAGAGAAAAGCCTAGTCAGCCTTTGGAAAAGACCAGAATTAGGGTTTCTGTTGCTTTTATCATTTTTCGGAGCAGCCATTTTTTATCCTTTGTATACCCAACTGAATTGTTCTTGTTGTTTCGCAGCTTGTCTTGCTTTTCTTTGCAGATCTGCGTTTCTATTGTAATCTCTTTGACCCGGAACTCTAACATCCAATCCAGATCTTGTTGACATAATTCCACCAATCAAGGCTCTTTTAAAGTCATCGTTCCTTCTTCCTTGGACAATGGCGGTGTCTCTAACCCAGCAAGCAATCGCCAAAGACATTGTAAGGTCATCATTGTAACCTTTCATTGCTTCTGGTCGGCCATTGTTCCAAACAAACGTTCTTAACTCTTGTATAAGGCGGTTTGATTTGATATTAAGTAGTTTATTTCTGATGAATTCTTCCAACTTTGCAATGATCAGGGGTCTGGTCTTGTGAGATGTTGAAAAGCCGGGAACAGACCCAGTTCTTGTCTCGGCAGCAAAAGAATCAATGTATTCACCCGAACCTTTGATGGAAAAGTAAAGATTTGGATACCCTGCTTCGATTAGCTTCTCTAAAACTGCGTATCCAATGTTGTTGTTTTCCACAACCAAAAGAGGATTTCCATATTCCCTAGCAACATCTTGCAGAAAAGTGGCAAAAAGGTCAATTGAAGGTTTTCCACAATATTCTGCTACGATATCCATCTCTTCAACGTCAACAACATGAAAAGCAGAATGGTCTCTTCCGTCACCCCTAGCAACGTCTGCTGAAATAAGATAGTTTTTGCCTTTTTCTGCTTCTTTCCAGATCCAATAGTTTCTGTCAAACCCTGATTTGTACTTTGGGATCTCCACTTTCTTCTCATAAAAAGTAAGATCGTCAGCGTGAACAACAGTTTCACCGGAAGCGTTGAATGAACAAAGGTATTCCTGTGCAATCTTTCTTTGCGGGAGGTTGTTTGTTTCTTTTTTAAACCAGTTATCGTCCCTTTCAGGGTGAACATCCCAAGGTAAAGTGGTCAAAAAGAAGTCATTTTCGCTGTTTTCTGCTCCAACGCACATCTTGTGAAACCAGTTCCCAACGCCCATTGGAGAAGAAAGTGCAATAACACGACCACCGGTTGAAATTGTGGGATAAAGACCAGCCCAAAGCTCGTCCATGTTCTCAATATGAGCAGCTTCATCAATAACCAAAAGAGAAAGAGCTTCCGAACGACCTGCATCAGCGGAAGTGGCAGATGCTTTGATTTGCGAACCGTTTGAAAGTTCAAAAGAAGTTCGGTTATCAATCTTGATTGATGCAATCCTCATCCAACTGGGGAGAGAGTTCATCATTTGTTTGACTTTTCTAACCAAGTTCCCGGCTGTTTGGAGCTTTGTTGCAATAACAAGAATGTTTTTGTTTTGAGAAAACAACATCATCCAAAGAATATAAGACGCACTCAAGGTGGAGATACCCAACTGCCTTGCTTTAAGGATGATATTGTAGCGATTGTTTTGAAATTCTTTTAAAAGTTCTGTTTGGAAAGGGTAAGTCTTGAAAGGGACTGCTCCACGAACTGGGTGGACAGTTTTTACATAGTTATTGATAAAATAAACCGGATCTCTACCTGATTTGAGAATTTCCGCTTTAATTTGTTTCTTTGAGATTCTTGCAGCATTTTTAGACATTTCAATCCTTAAAATGGAGTGTTGTTCTTACCCAAGGCGATAAATCTTTTGGTTGCATCTCTTACGAGGTCTTCACCATCATCGTAGGGGTTAGGCTCTCCCTTGATATTGTTAATCTTGTAATGCTTGACACATTGAACAAAGTTTCTTTTTCTAGAGACCGACTGCATAAGAATGTCACACTCACCTTCTTCGGTCAAACGAAGGGAACGGCCAGTGTGTTTTTTATATTCTGTTTGAAGATATTTGACAATATTAGCATAAATCTCTTCTACTTCTTGTTCGTAGTCACAACTATGAATATGCTTCAGATCGACATCAGCTTGATAAGTGATGACCATTTTATTTCCGTGAAAACGAACTTTAAAGCCGTCCAAAAGTTGATGCTCTGTATGGGGAACTTCTTGATCTCGTTTCAAGCCCACTTTAATTTTCTCACCAGTTCTAGGA